TGTAAACAGATTAACCCTATATTGCTGCGTCAGGCCAAAGAAAGGTAACCCCAATGGGTATAGTCACCCCCTCCTCTGGACCGTTCTCAGGGTAGAATGTCATATCTACGTCTGGGGAGATCTTCTCAACATGTTTTCTAAATTCTCTAGAATCTCTTGCTAGGAATTGATTATCTACAAATTCTCTAATAGTTTTAGTATCTCCATTACCGTTTACTGCGATAATCATATACTTTAATCTTGTAGATAAATCAGGTGATGCATCTTTATTTACTTTTCTAAGTCCAGTTATTTCTCTTTGTATCTTAGACTCATCACCATGTGTAAGAAGTTTAAATGTAATTTCATCACCTGTAGTAGGTAATGTAAAGTTAAATTCATTTTTACCGCCTGTAAGAGCTTTATAGTCTACTTCTTTATTATCTAATTTAGAAAGATCTATAACTTCTTTAGTATCACCGTAATTGAATTCATAATCCTTACCGTAACCTAAAACTCTTGCAGCCACAAGGAGAGCATTTTTATCCCCTATAAGAAGGTCATTGTAGTTAATGTCCTTGTCTACAATTAGAGCTTGTAATAGTTTATCTATTACTACTCCTCTTTCAATGTAATTTTGATTTGTTAGAATATCTTCTTCTTTTGCAGTCATGTATTTCATCTCTATTTTTCCGGATCTTAGAGGTGAATCTTCTGAATACAATAAGCCTTTTGAAGGTAATTCTACAATTTCGCTAGGAAATTTGTTTGATTTTTCCATATACTTATTAAGTTAAAACTAGTTCTAATAATAAATATACGAAGAAAAAACTTTGGAACCAACTATATTATTGTTTTTTTAGTTGTATTTGCCCACCCAATATGTTTTACATATCCTTGATCAAAAATAGCTGCTTTAAATCCTAACTCTCCATACTTCTTACTAATAATCAATTCTACCTCTAAAACAGATTTCGGTATATCTACTAAATCTTTAGGTACTATATTTGTAAAAGGAGCTATAGTTTTATAATCACTGTATCTTCTTAATCCTGGGTTAAAACAAAAACCAGACCAACCTATGTTATTTTTAACATAATAATATTTTAAATTACCATTAGAATGGCACTCGCCCTCAATTGGATTATCCATAGTATCGTCTAATTCTCTTAACCAAACAGTTATTAATTTAGAATTCTCATCCATTAGTTTAAACGAATGCTCTATAAATGAATGTTTATAAAACTCCCAGTCGTCTTCTAAATGAAATATATACGGTGTTTTTACTAAACTATAAGCATCATCTATGCTCTTTATCTGACCTTGTCTTTTATTATTGAATATAACAAAGTGATCATATTGTTCGAGTAAGGCTGGAAGTAATTTATCTGCTTGTTCATGAATAGACTCATCCCCACTATCATCTACTATAATAAATTTAGATATAGGGTAAGTATTATACTTATTAAAACTCTTTATAGTTTTAGATAACAAATCTAATCTACCACAACTCGTCAATACAACTGTAACTTCTTTCATATTAAAGGAGGTCCTCCATTTAATTTATGAAATTCATCTAAGAATTCCAACTTTCTAGGAGCTCCTAAATGATCATATTTACCAAAATTATTATCTATAAAATAAAATGTAGGTATTTTTCTACTACTTAGGTATTGGTATAAGAACATACAGCATCCTATCCCGCCAAATAATACATCTCTTTCGTTAATTTTATATTGACTATCTATAAATTTTGCAAAAAAAGTTTGAGTATTTCTATATTCCTTAATAATATCTTTTTTTAAGGTATTATCATTAAAGTACATTAATCCTAAATTATTAATAAAACTATTGTTACCTTTCCAATACGGTAATATATCACCTATACCTTCTTTTTGCATTAATATTTTAGAATCTAAACAAGGTTTACAGTCCACCTTTACCTCAAAACCTACTTTATAATTTGAAGGAATAAATAATTCTTCTTTTATAAAAAGATCTCCGTCAGATATAATAAACTCTCCATCTATTATTTCAGCAGCATCAAATTTTAAATCATCTAAAAATATAAAGTCTTTTTTTGGTGCTGGGATTAATTCTACGTCTAGGTCTTTAAAGAGAGAAAAGTTATAGTCATCAGTAAATACTACTTTTTGATAAGAAGAAGGAGCTTCTTTAATTGCTTTTCTAAAAAGAAATTGAATATATTCGTGAGTAGCTACGGTATTTTTATTAGGTTTACCTTTTTTAAACCTATCACTATAAGTCCAAACTAATTTCATATATAACTAAAAAAAAAGCCCGATAAAATCGAGCTATTTTTCCTACGGTAATTCCTAATTAATAATTTAATACGCAGTAATCCATCGCTACAGTTACTGTTAGCTCAGCAACGTCAGAAGTAGCCCAATCAAATGATCCTTGTGCCATATTTACTATGAATGCACCTTTGATTACCCACTCACTTACTACGTCACCTACAGGTCCTAATACGTTTAAAGTTAAGTCTTTTTTATAGAAATCAGAATACCCTGCTCTTCCTGTTACAGACTCATAAGAAAGTCTTGCCCAGTCCATTACCGCTTGAGCTCCAGAAGGTGTTATTGGATCATATAGAGTCATATCCATATTTTCCCAATTTCTCTTACCTCTGATTTTTCGGTAAGTATTCATATGATCTAGTTTAACTTCTTCATCAGTGAAAGAAGGAGCCGTTACGTTTTTGATCATGAAGGATGGAATAGCATCAACATACATGATAAATCTATTCTGTACCTTCGGCTCAAAGGCTCTAAACATTATTTCGTTAGGATCTAGTACTGCCATTTTATGTTTTCTTTATTATAAATATCTACAAATTAAATTATGCTCCAAAAGTTGCGCCTGTTGGCTCGATTGTAAAGTCTAGTACTACGAATTCAACTGTTTTAGCTGGTTGAATGAATACTTGCCCGATTAACTGGTTTCTATCAATCGTGTCAGGAGTATTGTTTGTGTCATCCATTACTACTCTGTATGCATAAAGACCTTGTCTTTGTACTACTGATTCTAAGTAAGGGTTAACTGTAGCTAAGAAACTATTTCTAGTTGCGATAGTATTTTGTTCGAATACTAATTGCTTAGCTGTATCTCCTAAGAATTTCTTAAGATCAATTAACAATCTTCTAACATTTACTCTATCTAGAGCAGATTTTTTCTTTTGCAATGTTTTCTGACCAAATACTGAGATTCCACTTCCTGGGAATGTTGCAATTGGGTTAACATTTGCGTTGTATAAAGTATCTCTTTGAGATCTTGTAAGTTTTCTTTCTGCTTGAATTACGTCTCCTAAACCACCTCTAGTTAAACCAGCTGGAGCGAACCATGGTGCTGCTGCACTATCAGTAAATGCATATACTCCTGGTATAATTACTGATGCTGGAATCCATACTGTTTTTCCATTAGATGATAAAGTTTGTAACCATGGCCAGTAAGTAGCAGTATAAGAACTGTTTAATGTTGCTGCAGTTCCTGTTACGTTAGCTACTGTTGCGCCATAATTCTGTACATCAATAACAGCGATACAATCTCCTCTACTTTCAGCTGTAGAGATAATTGAGTCTATCTGAGTCTTGTGATCTCCAAATTCATAAATCAATCCTGGGGCAGAAATTATATTATAAACGTACTCGTCTTGATTTCCTAAGATTGAAATTGCATCTGCATAACAAGCTCCTGTTAAACCTTGTGTATCTGTTCCGTTAATGTCACCGAAGTATTTGTCTCTCGTGCTTCCACCTACTACATTATTACCAGTACCTCCGTGGAATGAACCTGATTGGTTACTTGGAAGAGATCCAGAGAATGAATTTCCTGATTCGTCAGTACCAACTGTTAATCCATCATTACCTACATAGTCTAATGTTTGTCTTGCTACACCAGATACTCTAATGTATTTAGATCTGTTTACATATTCACCAGTAGTTGTAATATAATACTGTCCGTTATCTACAGCTTTTGACTTGCTTTGATTACCGATAACAGATTCGATATAGTTCTCAGAATTTGGATCTAATGATAAATCGTTCCAAGTTTCTAAGATAATTTTGTTCTTTGAGTTATCATCCCCACGTCTAATTAATAGACCGAATGTTCCAGCTGCAGTATCTTGATTAACAATCTCCCATCTTAAGTTATCAGAAGAACCTGATACTAAAGAACCATCACTATTTTCGTCGTATCCTACTTCATTGTAAGTAGATCCTGTGATGTTATTAAAGATTGCTCCTTTACCTAAAGTAGCTAATGTAAATGGTGCTGTACCTGAATCTGCTGCTGAGATTGTTGAGTTACTAGCAACGCCAAATGAACCTGTAACAACTCTAGTTACAAGCATTGAAGTACCACCTTGGTTAAAGTAAGATTTAACAGCAATAGAAGTAAGAAATTCTTGTTTTGTAGATCCAGAAGTAAATACTGTACCAAATATATTTTGATACTGTCCGTATGAAGTTACTTTTACTGGCTCTTCAACAGGTCCTTTTACAGTAGGTCCCAAAATTGCTGCCCCTGCTTCGATAGCTGCTGGTGCGATAAAAGAAATGTCATTTTCTCTCGCTAATACGCCTGGGGAAATTAATGTTTCTGCCATGTTTTGAAAATTATATTATTGAGTACTCTTATAAATATCGTCATTATACCTAAAACACTAATCTATATTTACGTTTAGGGTACAATAATAAATAGAGTAAATTTAGCGTAAACCTAATCCTGTGGGACGAAAACTTTTTTGTCAAGATCAAGCATTCCTTTGCCGTACTTTTCCTCTAGTGCCTTACCTACTTGAGATCCCATCTCGATGGTCTTATTATTAAATAGCTTGGCGCTATCTTTTCTGTTCTCTAAAGCTAATTCAGCTAAACCTATTTCAGCTAATTCATTTCTTAAAGCAGTCTTACGGTTCTGTATAATCTGTAGATTAGTAATCTCTTGCTCTTCTAAAGGTATTGATTTTTTTTGTTCTTCTTTTTTTGCCATTTTATATTGGGTTTTCTTTTGTTATTAATTTTTTAATTATCGTATTGCTAAATGTAGGAAATTTTCTATAACCATGAAAGTGTGCAAACTTTAAAGTATTCAAATGCGTACTTATACCTGATTTATAACTTACATTAATCATTTTATCTTTTACATATACGAAATTGCTATCTTTAAACGTAAAAGGTGACTTATCGTATATAAATTCATAATCTATATCAAACTCTTCAACATACCGCATAAATAAAAATTGCTCTATAAATGAAGCATATTCATGTTTAGTACTAGAACTTGGTTCGAATCTTTCTATCTTTTTTAATATTCTAGAAAATATATCTTTAACTAAAGAAGGATTATTAACTATAAAGACGCCAAAATTAGGTATTAATCTCCAATCCCAGTTTTTACCATCGAAGTACATATAAAATTCTTTTTCATAAGCATTTAGATAGTTATCGTTTAAATACCTTAATTCAGTAAGACCGAAATATTTTTTTAAATTAACTTCGGGGTACCCAAAAGCTATTGGTTCATATGTATGGTATTCTCTATTTGTAAAGATATCAAAGTCTAAATGAACGTAAGGTTCAGTTCTTTGAAGCATAGTGTATATTTTAGGTATACAAATTAAACTACCTGTTATATCTTCTATTTCTTTTAAGATTACTACTTCATCAAATCCTATCCCATTATTTTTAAACTGTTTTGCCCCTTTCGTATCAGTATATAAAATAGTTTTATGATATTTAGAAGCAGTTTGTACACTAATTTTAGCGTAATGCCAAAAAAATGTACTTTGCAACTCCTTTGCAGTACTTAAATTTTTCCAGGTAAATATAGCGTCCATTAAATAACTATTTTATACAACTTAGTTTCCTCTGGGAATAATTCCTCAAAAGATTGATTTCTAGATTTATCTAAATTTTTATTATAAGTCTTAAATCTTCTCCATGCATCAGGTTCTCCTTCTTTAAAGTTAATATGGTTTATTATCTCTTCCCATTCTTCTCTAATTTCAGGATACTTAACTGGTATAGATCTAATTTTTTCTATAACTGCAGGTTTTAACTCCTCTGCTATATTTGTAGCATTATAATATTTTGGAGCATATACTGCATTTCTATAAATTCTAATTCCTCTATCTTTAGCCCATGCCGCTGTCTTACCATAATCAAGTACATTTAGTATTTGAAAAGTAAAACAGAGGTCAAATTCAAAGTTAGTAAATTCTTTTGTATTTTCCAACCAAGTATCCATAGTATTTTCTGCATCACTCCATTTAGCTGGGTATCTTATGTATTCAAAGTACTTTTCAGTGCCGTCTATACTGAAAGATATATCTACTTTTTTAAAGTGTTTTAAAATATCTACATACTCAGGTTTAAATATAGTACCGTTAGTATTAAAATGGATATACTGTTCTTTAGCATATCCTTGTTCTACACTATAACGTAAAGCATCCCATTGCTTTTTCATCATCATAGGCTCTCCACCGTAAGTATCTATCCATTTAACATATTTCATATTTTTATGGAGCTGTTCCCATATAATACTATCGTCAGTAAAAGAATTATTATGTTCTTTAGCAATTGAATTTACTTTTTCCTGGTCCCATTGCTCATCAGGATCTCTAACTAAGTTAACTTCTTTTTTCCAATTCATTGAAGCTCCTAAATAACACATTCTACAAGCAAGGTTACAGATATTACCTAAATTAAGTTCTAATGAATGAGGTTTATTATAAGTAACTTTATCTAATTTAGTTTTATCGTTATCTCTTAATCTTTTACTTTTTTTACCTAATGCTTCTTCTTGCCAACAATCAGAACAACCTGGATGCTTAATATTATTTTTAAAAGCATCTCTTATTTCTTTTAAGGTAGGAGAAGCAAAAGCATCATCGAATGTATGAGTCTTAACATTCATATACTCTCCATTTTCATCCTTATACGCGACTTCTCTTGCAACACAACAAGGTGAATACGAACCATTATTCTGTATTCTTAAACCAGCATCAATATGTACACATCTCAAACTCATAATATAGTTAAATTATGTCTTATATTATTAACTACTGGTAGTCTTTTATATACCTGCATTAGATCATTAAATTCTGGATGGTTAGGATTACCTACATCGACAGAGTTAAACTTTTCATTAGACCAATGCCCCCAGTTAACTACTCTATTATAAAAAACACTCCATTCCTTATTTTTACCTCCAAAGATAGATCCTGCTAAATCATAAAAGTCTACCATTTCAGTAAAGTTATCATTTTGAACTACAAATGATAGAGTAACATTTCTTAATGTTGGTATATTAGAAATATATTCTAAATTTTCCATCAACTTATCCCACTTACCTCCTAACCTAGTAACATTTTCATATGTATCTTTATTAGAAGCATCTACAGATATCTCACAGCTCTTAACAAACCTATGAACGTTTTTCATTCTAACCCAGTTAGATTCATTCCATAATGTACCATTAGTATGTAAATGTATAGATTGTAACTTAGGATATTTAGTTGGATCAAATCTCATCATCCATTTTCTAAAAGTTCTAGAAAAGAAAGGATCTCCTGATCCCGTACATTCAATATGAGTTAAAATATTACCAACCTGGTCTTCTATATTCTGAATTAATTCTTCTGTTCTTTCTCTTTCCTTACCTTCATAATTTATAAAATCTAATCTACAAGAAGGACATCTTAAATTACAACTTTGATCAAAATTAAATTTTAACTGATGAGGATATTGATTTTCAAACTCTTTTATTCTTTTAATATATTCTGATTTAGGAATAAAACCAGTAGTTTTACCTTCTTTTAATCCTGTAAGTTTTGGACATCTAGCCTCTATACAGTATTTATATGAACCATCAAGCATGCTATCTCTAATAGCTTGTGCTTTCTCAGATTTAAAATTATCTAAAATATTATTAGGATTTCCTAGATCTTCTGGTAACCAGTTAGGGCAACACATAAACATCTTATGGTCGAATATTTCTGCAAACTCAAATGGTTGAGTACAGACCCAATCTTTTTTATCTAGTACCTTTGTCATATTAAAGGCCTGGTTTCTTTTTTAGTTACTTTTATTATTGGTTCTTTCTTTCCTTTTGGTAATTTTTTCCAATCTATTCCTTTGCTATCAAGTCTATGTCTTATCTCTTTAAACCATCTTTCATATTGAGGGTTAACTTCTAAAAAAGATTGTTTACGGCTAACATCTAAATAGACTGTATTAGCTAGTAAGCTTTGCTCTTCAGCTTCTCTATCTCCTTTGAATGGTTCGTTAATAAAACTACTCCAACTTTTTAAACCATATTCTACTACTCCTCTATATTTAGGATGTACTTTATTATCTCTATAATCTTTTAATTTATTTATTAATTCATCTTTAAGGTATTGAGGTAATAATCTAACATCATAAAATCCTGGGGTTGTTAATATATTATTTACGTTTATTTTATCTACGTCTATATTTAATTCTGCTGCTACATCTATAAGTTCGTCTATAAAGAACATATTTAATAAACTAATAGTAGGAGAAAAATAAATCATAATACCGGTACCTTGACATTTTTTTATATTCTGGTATACATTATTCCATTTAGTACCATCTCTAATTACTTCTGCTAATTTACCTACTGCATCTAACGAAGCAAATAATTGTATATGTCCTTTAGGATCATTTATAAAATGTTGCCACATTCCAAATAAATCCCATTTTTTAAATTTTAAATGACTAAAGTTAGTATTATATCTTAATCTTACATCAGTTCTTCCAGCTGCTATAAGTTTCTCTAAAATTAAATAATGTTCTTCCATTACCAAAGGTTCTCCTCCAGCAAAATATATCTCTTCTACATCATATATAAATTTATCTACTAAAGCAAAAGTATCTTCTTTACCTTTTGAATTAAATTCTAATATACCTTTAGTATCAGCTGCTGTAGTATCGTTATGGAGTTCCATAGCCTCTTGATGCCATTTACTACTAGAGTAAACTCCACACATTCTACATTTAAAATTACAAATATTAGACCATCTAAAATCCCAGTACCTTAATTTAAACTCAGATACTTCTCCTGTTTTTTCATCAGTCATATCTAATACTTCTTCCATACGATTTTTAAAATAATCATTATGGGTATACCTTGGACTATTTAAACCATTATCCTCTATTAGAAAACATCTTTGACATAGTTCTGGTCTATCTCCAGCTAACATCTTCTTTCTGATGTCTTTCATAGCTACCCCGTTCCATATTTCTTCTAAAGTATTGTCTGAGGTATTCCCTATAGTATCTCCATAAGGTGCCATACAGCAAGGGTATATATCTCCGTTAGGTTGTACATTTAAATGCAACCAAGGAAGTACACAAAACGATTTTGTACTTTTTAGTTTATCGTGTTTTGGCCATTTAAATTTTGTACTCATTTGCTATAATTTTATATAACTCAGGAAATATATCAGTAACTTTTTCTCTTCTTACTCTATCTACAGCATTAGTAGTCTTTACCCAATCCATACCTAACTCATTGCAATCTGTATTATAAAAGTTAGACTTTAATCTATTATAAAATGTTACAGGTAATTTACCTTCTATACTATCTATTTTTTCTCTCCTTACCTCTAAAGGTAAAACATTAGCACTTTGATACTCAGGAGAGAAGACATAATTATCATTTATATAAAGAGGTTTTTTTCCAGTTAAGGAAAGTAAGCCTTCATTAATTAAAAACTGTGATAATTCTTCTACATATAAAAAGTTAAATACATTTATAGTCTGAGTTACTGAATAATGAAATGAAGGATATTCATTTATAAATCTTTTAAGATTTTTTATAGTTAAATTCCAGTTACTTAAACTTCTAATATATGTATTTCTTTTATCTACATCATCTATACTAATTGACATATTAACACTTTTAAACTTAGTAAGTTTATCAAAGAACTTTTCACTAACTTTATCAAAGTTATAATTAGCATTTGTAATATAAGATATATGAACGTTTTTAGCTATATCATTATCAATTAATAAATCTAGTAAATGACTATGTTTATCAACAAGGAAAGGTTCTCCACCACTTATCTGAAGTCTATGAAGTTTAGAGGTGTATTTTAAAATTTCTTCGTAAAATTCTTCTTTATCAACCCATTCATATGAAGTATCTTCTGAGTTTTTTAACTTATCGAAAATACTAGGCATATGAATCTCATCTTTTAACTTATAATAGTCATCAATCCAAGATGTAGAAGATTCAGCATTGCATGATCTACATTTTAAATTACAGTAGTTACCTAATCTAAGTTCCAAGTTCTGAATATCTACTTCTATGGTACCGTCATCTTGAGTTATAGAACGTAAATAATCTTCTTCTACTATTTTTTCTCTATTTCTTTTTGATTGTCCTCCTGCTTCTTCTAGTCTATAACAAGTAAGACAGGGAGTTGGTACATCTCCTGCTAGCATCTCTTTTCTTATTTGCTTATAAGCATCAGAGTTCATTATGGCTTCAGGTCCATCTCTATCAATATTTAAAACACTAGGAGTATATTGACCATTAATTTTATTTTTTGCAAAAGCGATATCACTCCCCCAGTCTACTTCACAACAAGGAGATGAATGACCATGAGGATGTATACTTAAATGTTCCCATGGCAATGAGCATAAAAATTTTGGCTTATTCTCCATTCTTAAGGTCTTCGTACCAATTTAAAAATTTATTAGGCATATACTCTTTTATGGGTTTATCTCTTCTTTCGGCATACTGATCTATGAAGTTAATAAAATCATTTTTCTTTTTACCGTAAGCATCAACATCCTCATAAGAAGTATCCACCCTTCTTAAATAAATAAGCAACCTTTGGAATTGATTCCTTTCTAAATCGTTAATCCAGTCTTTATTTACCTTCATAACCTTCTCTATTTTATCAGCTAACATTTCTTTTGTAGCTTGAGGTAACATATTTACACTCTGAAAAGAAGGGAAACGGAGTATATTAACAGACATAAAAAATGCATGTATATCATTACATTCTTTTTTCCATGTTACTATTTGCTGTAAAAATTCAGCTACTGTCCATATACTTAAAACAGAAATAGTCATCATAATATATACCCCGTTCACATGAGGTGAGGCATTAGCCTTCTTAAGATTCTTTTCCCATACATCCCATACGAATCCATCTCTAACGAATTCTTGGTTTTTATACATACATTCTGCAGATGTATAGATATCTAATTTTTTAAACTTTTGACCAGCGTTAATTAATCTATCTAATCTAGAATCTTCCATAATTAGATTACTATTAACTGCAAAGTCAAATTTTTCGTCATTACTAACATCAATAAGTTTCCAGAAAGAAGGGCTACGAGAAGGTTCTCCTCCTGATACTCTTAATTCTTGAATACCATCTTTTATTTCAGGGAACCAATCAAAAAATCGTTTCACATAAATGTTACCTTCATTTTTATTACCAAATGGCATTGCTATAGAACCATCTTGTCTATACGTTTTACCACCGTCAGTAACCATATTTTTATACTCACCTTTAGTAGATATATCTTTAGACCATGTAGAACTAAATTCTGAGTTACAATATGAACAAGCTAAGTTACATAAGTTATCAAAACATATTTCTACAGTTTTAGGATTTACATTTTTATCCCAAGGTATATCTTTTAATGCTTTTATTTCTTCTTCGGTATATCTAGCAGTTTGATATATTCTATCACTATTAATTTCTTCACTTTGAGCTGCATCTTCTACTCTCCAACAATAACCACATTCAGCAGGTCTTTCACCTGCAAGCATTTTACGTCTTTGTTCTTTTTTATGTTTTGTATTATGTAATGCAGATGCATCAGCTGCTAATTCATCATCTGGTATTTTATGAGCTAATGGATGGTGACATGAAGCTGTTCTACCATTACCTAGCCATATAGATACATTATACCATTTTGCTGCACAAAACGATTGAGGAGCTATATCTTTTATAATCTGCCTTGTTCTTTCGTAACTAGTTTTCATGCCATTTCATACAAGAAGTTACAATTGCCTGTTTTGTCAACAGACTTATGATGAATTATTTCACTCCAATCGTGGTGGCAAATAACTCCTTCTTTAACTGTTATTTTAAATTCGTAAACTGTAATATCATCATCCTCGGGTTGATCTTGTACTATATGTCTATCAGTTCCTATAAATACTATAGGTTCTTTAGGTGGTGATACTACTGCTAATGGTCTCACAACTAATGAATATTCAAAAGTATTAACACCGTTTCTATATACTACTAATTTATCTTTAGGAAAATGTTCAAATGTAAAATGTTCCTTAGTATTAGGTTCTATAAATTCACCTGTGCCATGCCAATCATCTTCATCTTCATGGCCTACACCTATAAATATTCTCTTTTCATGTACTGAAAGTCCAGTATATTTAGGAACTATACAAAATATATCTTTTTGATTCTTCATATTAACTTCATTATATGAAAAAGTTATATCTATTTTCCAATACTGATCTCCTTGTAACCTATCTACAGCAGGTTTATCTAAAAATGCTGGGCAGATACTGTTAGGCCATAAAGCCCATGGATGTCTACGGCTTATATTTATCATAAAATTCTGCTAATTCAGGAAATACTTCTTTAAAGTTAGTTCCTTTTCTTTTATCATTTTCTTCTATAAAGATTCCAAAATCTTTTCTATACTTTTCAGTATCAAAAGAATCTTCTGCTATCGCATAATCATATACTCTTTTAATCTTTTGTATTTCTACGTCAGTAAAACCGTATGTAGTTTTAGTCATTTTATTAGAACCATAATGCAAAGCTTTTTTAGCTGCTTCTAATATATTTTCTTTATCTTTAGCTTCTAATATTTTAACTGATAAATGCATTGGCCATCTAATATATGCAGTATCTAACTGTACTGGTGTCATCCAGTACCTTTGTCCGTTATTATGTTTCTTTTTCATCTCTAATACTTTATCTATCAATTCACCATAAGTAAATACAGATAATGCATTAAATGCAGCCATAATATTAACAGTTACTTTAGGAAGTCTAGTACAAATTTCATCTATATTTTCCCAAAACTTATCATACTTTAATCCCCATCTAGTATATTCAGCTTGCTTACCAATAGCCTCTACTGAAGTAAAGATAATAAACTCTCTAACTTTATTATTATTAACTAAATCTTCTGCTATAGTTAACATTCTTTGAATTAATTTATCTGGTACAGCTAAGTTAGTATTGATAGCTAAAGATAACTTAGGATTCTGTTCCCAGTTTTCTTGAATGTATTCTAATACTTTAAATGTATCAGGAGATAGTAAAGGTTCTCCTCCAGTAATTCTAAATGTATGTAAGTCTGGGTATAAATCAGGCCACCATTCCCAAAAAGCTTCTACATAAGGATTATGTTCAGTCTTCTTAAGAGGCATTTCATCCCTTTCTTTAAGTAACTTAATACTATTAAATTCAGTAGATGTTTTATATTCACCATGCTTTTCTATCTCTTCTACCCATTTAGATGAATATTGAGGTCCACAATAAGCACATTTTAAGTTACAAGTATTAGAAAAAGAAACTTCTACATATCTTGGATTATAGTTATCTCTCCAATTAGAAGTTTTAATCTTTTCCATTTGATCTAAAGACCAAGGTTCTGCAGATTTAAAAGTTCTATCTGAAAAAGCATTAGAGTTATCTTCTATATTCCAACAATAGTTACATTCTGCTGGTCTTTTACCTTCCAGCATTTCTTTTCTCTTAAGCTTTTTATATCTTGTATTATGTAAGGCAGAAGGATTTCTTTTTAACTCTGCAAGTGGTATCTTATGTTGTACCGGGTGGTGACATGAGTGAGTCAAACCAACACCTAAGTGCATAGTTACTTGAGTCCATTTAGCGAGACAAAACCCACATCCTTTTTGATTGAGCTGATCTCTTACCTTTGCGTAGGATGTGTTCATAATTTAACATTGATCATCTTAGCCCACGGTGTAAGTATCTCTTCTCCTACAAGTTCATACTTAACCTGTTTTAAGCCATCATTTTTATAGTTAATTTTATTTTGCTGCATTTCTAAGACATAACGTCTTTCATTCCTAGCTGTAGTTTCTCCTTTTACAAACTTACCGCCAACTATACCTTCATCCTTATGAGGTAAACATCTCATCTTACCTTCTACTCTATGTGGGATTATAGAGTTAGGTATTCTAATATCATCTTTACTTATGGTAATATTATCACTATTATATGAACTCAAATCACCAGGATCTAAATCTATAAATAAGCCATCTGAAGGAACCTCTTTATGTAAGTTTGCAACTTCTGTAGGAGTTAAATCTCTATCCCATATTCTTACTGATGCAATATCTCCTTTGAAATATTTTATAGGGCTATCTTCTTTTTCAGATGGTGTTGATCCTAAATATACTTTATCTACATTATATTTTTTTAATCTACCTTCATACTTATATGGTGATGGAGAACCAAATCCTGCTAAGGAATCTACTTCAGTACCATTTAAATAAAAATGAGATAGTTTATTATAATCATCAAATACTACAGTTACCCAGCTCCATTGATTATCATATCTTTTCAACCACATATAATTATGTTGATTAAAAGTATTCCAGAAAGTTAATGATAAAGCTCTAGAATTATTAAAAGATATACCGTAATCATAACCTGGTACTCTTAATATTGGGTATTCAACATATCTTCTTTTTTTACTACCGATTAAGAATATAGGATTTTTATCAGGCATTTGAAATGCTCTAGTTAAAACTGAAACTGTATGAGATCTTCTGTTAAAGTTTTTATATTGTTCTGGTATATCAATAGATGCTGAGGCATCATCTCCGTTAAATCTTACAAATTGAGAACCATCCAAGTCAACATCTAAATAACTATCATTAGTTAAACCTTCCTTATGGCATCTCCAAAATAAGTCATCATCTTCCATACCCCAATCCCAATAATCATTTGAATATCCGTTAGTAGCTTCTAATTGTTCTTTACTAAATAAAACTGCACCTCCAAAATATTCATGATACTTTAACTGCCAGTCCATCTGTTCTATTTTAGTAGCAATATGTCTTGGAGCTTTTTCTGGGAATGAATAGTCTGCGCCTCCTCCTTCTACAGGAATCATATCAATATCATGCCATACTATATAATCACATCCTTCTTCTAGTGCATGTTTAGCTGCAATATTTTTAGTCGCCCCTCTATTAAAGAGTTTATCGTCTACTTGATGACAGAAATACATCTGAAAATCGATGTTTCTATCTTTAAGGTATTTACCTACTTTAGGTATAAATTCATTGAGATGTAATTCTCTATTTCTATATGGAACGCAAACTCCTAATTTCATGTTAATGCTACTTTTAAATGTACAACGTTATCATTTACTTCTTCTCCTATTTTAGTATAGAAGACGTTGTTAACTCCTTCTTTATTATAATCATAATCTTTATCGTAAAACTGTTTATAATATCTTAATTGGTTTTCTCTACTCTGCCAAGTCTTCCAATATCCGTCTACATATCCATTTTCATCGTGCTTAAGTCCTCTTAATACACCGTCTCTTCTAAAAGGTATAGGAATATTCATAGTATCTTGTCTACTAGTAACAGTACCGTAAGTATTGAAACATCTACCATGATTTCCATTCCCTGATAAATCTAATAGTTCTTGATTCTTTACAAATTTAGCATCATAATATAATATTGGTTCTGCATCTACTACTTGAAATAAACTATGCTCAACATTATTACTTATTCTCTCTAATGAAAGTTGATCTAATACTTCAGGATAAACAGCAAAGGTTGATATTCTTCCATCAAACCAATTATTTTTTTCTTCTCTTTCAGGATCTCCTACTCCTAAATAAAAATATTTAGCTTGTTTGATATCCATCATTTTATCATAAGTTAATCTACCTATTTCTCTACCATTCATCCAAAACTTAACTTCCTTAGGATCTTTTCTATTTCCTATAGTTATAGCCACGCTATAATTACCTTCAGGATAATGTTCAGAATTTATATTCATTGAACTTAAATCTTTTTTCCAAAATTGAAAAGCAAAGTTTCTAAATGAATTATATGTTAAAGTTGTATCTCTACCTGGTATGGAAAATATAGAACTTTCATCTGTAATATTTTTAGGGTTTTGTTCTATTTGATCTATTTGAAAGTTTATAAATACAGTAAAATCTCTTATAGAATTAAATACATTAGGACATGCTACAAATGAATCTTTACCATTAAACTCTAAAGCTACACCATCTCTCCCTCTTTGTGTAATAACTTTAGTATCTAACTCCAATCCTGCCTTAACACATCTTAACATTAAATTATCATCTTCAAATCCCCATCCCCAAAATTCATTAGAATAACCATTTACAGCTTTAAATAATTCTACTGGAAATAAAGTTACACCGCCGAAGTATTCATCAAAATGTGTTCTCTTAAATCCTTCAGGAACTCTTAAATCATTAACTAGGTGTAGTACCTTAGGAGAATAAGAATAATCAACTTTTACCGGTAACATATCTACATCGTGAAATACAACATAGTCACATCCTAATCTCATAGCTTTTAAAAATCCTATATTTAATAGTTTACCTCTATTAAAATCGTTATCACATTGCTGATCAACAACTATAATTTGGTAATCTATATCTTGTATATAGTCTTTAATAGCAGCTATAAAAGTTTTAAGCTGTTCTTCTCTATCTCTATATGGTACTATAATACCTAATTTATGCATCCTCTTCTACTTCTTCTTCTGTTTCTTTCTTTGGTAAGGTTTTATGCCATTCAGCTAAATAATATTGAATTCTATCTCCCCACTCTTCTTTATCGACTTCTTCAAACCATAAAGCTAGAGCATCTAAAGAGTTAGCAATCTTTTCTAAAGCTTTTAACTTTCTTTCTTCGATAATTTGTTGTTCGAAAGTTGGTTTACCGAAACTTGCTGTCTTTTTTTGACTCATATTAAAACTATTTTATTTCTTAACACAGACCATTGAGTATAGTCATTATACTTAATATACGAAAATTCTTTCAGCTTTTCAACTTTATACGTAGGATTTTGTATATCTATTTTCCATCCGGAATCCTTTATAGCATTATACATTATTTCATATTCTTCTGAATAAGAATAATCTTTTTTAACATCTGCTACTTTTTTTATTCTTTCTATACAGGTTTCATCCCATTTAAAATGATGTACTTGAACAAAACAATCATTTATAGGCATTCTTTTAGGATGTTCAGTGCCCCAACTATTAGTATTATCCTTAAATTTAGCATAATGCTGACCTGATGTTATTTCTTGATGTCCTTTCATTAATGTAACTTTGTTAGGACAAGCACCAGACATTGGGTATCTAAAGAAACCAGCATAAGGAAAGGCTTCGTGAATATTAGTCTCTCTCGTTACTTTTGGAAAGGTACCATTAGTACCTATTCTATCTAAGAAACCTCCTGTGACAAAGTCATAACCGTATCTCTCACATTCATTTACTATGTCCTTAATAGGTCTAGGATATACTTGCAATTCATCATCATCACATACTATCCACCATTCATCAGGTTTAGTTTTTTTGATAGCATTGTAAATATGAGTTACAGTATTCCAATTATATTTATCGTCTGTGTATACATCGTAAGGTTCAATACCTAATTTTTCAACCTCTTCTAATATACCATCATCTTCTGATTGTCTATATACAGCTACATGGAATTTATCTACTACTCCTTCATAATGTTTTAACATATGAGGTAATATATGAGTATTTTCTCCTACTACTGTAACTAAATTAAGCACGTCTTAATAATGTTAATCCTGTTGAACTTGGTTTTTTAGGATATGTTCCTTCATTAAAGAAATCAAATCTTTGCCATTCATCTCCTATCTCTTTAATAAATTCAGAAGGTCCATTAGCAAACTCATCATGATGGTCTTGATCTTTTATATCTTTTGTAACTATGTAATTTTCAGCGTATCTAATATCGGTATCATGAATAGATATAATACCATGTTCAGATAATAAAGAACTGTACATGTGAAAGTCTAATTTTACATCTTTATAAGAATGACCAGCATCAATATGTAAATAATCTATTTTTAAATCTTCTTTTACAAAAAAGTTATAATAAGCATTTTCTGTAGTATCATTAATAATTCTAGGGGAAAATATTTTTCTAAAGAAAGAATCTTCTGGTAGCCAATCTACATTACCTCCTACTTGATTTGCAGCATCTACTATAAAAGTAGTACCGATATCACCCCAGTTATAATCTCTATTACCTTCAAATATTTCAGTATCATATAAATCTACTCTTGCTTGAGTCATAATACGAGGAATAAAACCTCCTCCTGATCCTAAACAAACACATACTTTAGCTCTCATATATTGAATAATAGAATAAATTAATAATCCATCACCCATATGAAAATCAGTAGCTCCATGAGTCCATCTATAATTTACAGGTTTAAGAATAGTTTTATCATCTTCTATAATCTGGTTATTAGTAATAAAACTTTGTATGTATTTTTTATCTAATATCATTTTTTAGTAATATGATCTAAATTTAAATCAGGTATATTAATAGCATTAATTAACAATTCGCATTCACCTTCATAACCTAAATCAGTTGCATCTTTTATAACATATCTTTTTCCTGGTCCGTAATGTTTAAAATATAATTCAGATTCAGGGAATGGCCATAATCCTTTATCATGATCTTCTCCCCAATCCCATTTATTACAGTCCCAATAAGTAGATATCATACTTTTATAACTACCATACTCAGGATGGTTATCTAATATCCATCTTAATAATAATTGCTCTGCAAAAATTAAATATTGTGAATTAGGAACATTCATAGCAGAAAATTCTTCCATCATCTCTAAACTCCATCTAGCATAAAACTCTGATAGTTTAGGATCTGGGAAATATAAGAAAGAAACGTTTAATGAATCTTGTTGCCATCTAACCTTATTGGATAGTCTTTTAACATATTGATCTATGTTACCTGGGTAATAACCTTTACCGGTTTCTAGATTAGCTACTAAAACTTCATCTTTAAGATATTCATGCATTGGTTTAAATACCAATGTATCGTTATCCATAATAACGAAAGGTTCCCTTTGCTCAAATACAGTTTTTACTTTATTTGCAGCCCAGAAAACGCTTCTTTTAATTTTATATGTATGCTCGTATTTAACTATCTCATCCCATAGATGGATAGCATTTGCCAAGGTGAGAGTTTCTTTTGTGAGATCATCACAGTATAGTACTGCACGATGAGTAGGATGGTTCCTTTTCCATAACGTAACAGAAGCTAGTAATAATAAGATATTAAACTTACTGTAGAACCCTTTGTCGTTATGGATATTTTCTAATACCCAAATTACTTTCAAAACCTATTAATTTATATTTTAAGCATGAGCATCTACAAAGTACGCATAAATATTAACAACACCAGTATGAGTTGATGATGTTAATGTTATTGTACCTGATGTAGTTGGCTCGTCATAATTTTCTAATAATGTTCCTCCTCCATTAGTAGCAGTATAAAATCCTTCTAAATAAACCGGATATGTTGCTGTAGCAGTTATTACTACTGATGATATTGAGTTAAAGTTAACATTCTTTAAGGCAAAGCTGGTAGTAGCACCTTGTGAGTATCCTGTAGTAACTGCAACATTACCAGAAGCACCGTCAGCATAAACATTTCCGTATAAGAAGCTGTTACCTCTTAATTCTGAACATTGATGAGGAGCAACATCAGCTGGTTCTAAGTTATTCATTACTGTGTCTAAACTTACATTTGAGTCACTACTATATTGAGTTGACCATGTATCAAAAGTTGAAAATGCTACTGCACTACCTGCTCCGTATGAATATACTGCCATTTTTTTTAATTATTAGTTATCTTTCCTTTTGGAAACAATTTTTTTAATTCTTTAGTTATATGCTGATAACAATATTCAGGTAAATCTCCTATAATAGAGTTATCAATTTTATTTTTCTTTACTGTCTTACTGCCGACTTCAACTTGCTCTTTCTTCTTTACTGTCCTATATTTAGTAATCTCATCTCCATTCTCATCAAAAGATATATAAGGTACTTCCTTTTCTATCTCTTGCTCCTCTAAAATAGGCTCTTCAATTACAATTTCATCAGCCATACTAACATCAAAGAACGTTGGTAAATCAACCTCATCACCTTCTGAAAGCTGATCAGGATAATGAACCACCTTACTAGAAAATAGACCGTAAGCTTGCTTCATGCCTTCTTCTAAGTAAGTTCGATTAAACTTCGCTGCACTTTCTTTATCTGTCCAATAGGTTACAGCAAACCTTAATCTATTTGTAACTTTGTCTACTCTGTAGGTATCAATCCTACAGTAAGCCTCTTTTGTTGGACCTGCAGATGTCTCCAGGTCAATATTCATAACTAAACCCATATAACTATAATATACGAATTATTTGCTTAATTCTTCTACTTTAGCAGATAATTCTTTTACGGCCTCAATTAATAGACCGGTAATTTGTGCATAATTAACTGACTTAATACCTTCATCATCAGTGCTTACTAACTCTGGAAGTACTTTTTCTAATTCCTGAGCAATAACACCAATAGATTTAGAATCATCAGCTATTCTTGTAAATTCTACACCTCTTAATTCTTTTGTCTTATCTAATGCTCCTTCGATAGTCTTAACATCTTTCTTAAGAGTTTCATCAGAATAAGCAGTAACGTCTCCAGTTGCAGTAATATTACCTGTTGAAGTAATATGTCCTGATACTGCTAACGTAGTTCCATTTCCATCTAATCTAACAGAATAATCATCAGTTTCTGAGTCTGAATCATGGAAGTCAATATATCTACCAATTTCCATTACACCGTCAGACTCTACATATGCTGTGTGTCCCCACCAGTCTCCAGATGTTGGCCTGCTAATATCTATTGTTTGAACATGGTTCCCAGAAGTTGTATTAACTGTTCCAGTTAAACCAGTACCAGCTGTAATATTTACTTGTGTAATATCTCCTGTATTTGCAGTTGCGCCAGTTGCAATACCATCCAACTTAGTTTTTAATGCGTCAGTAAAGTTATTCTCTGTTAATCCTCCATCTCCTACTGAATAAGTAGTGTTGTTATCAGTAGATGTAATTGTTACTTTCTGAGTAGAAGAATCGAAAGATACAGATGTTGCACCTGCTCCTGCAAATCTTAAACCTTCATTTTCAGTTATTGTAAATTGGTCACTTCCGCCACTGTTTTGAACTTTGAAACCATCACCCATATCTACTGTATCTGTATTAGTAGTATATGAAGGAGTACCGAACGTACCGTCATGTTTTAGGAACTGTCCTGCTGAACCAGCTGATGGTATAACACCGTTATTACCAGTTCCAAGTAATGTTCTAATTTCTGATGCTGTTTGATCTGCTGTTGCTCCGTCTTCTACATTTATTGCTGATCTTACTTCTGATGCTGATAAACCTTCAACTTCTGTTCCATCAATTCTTAAGAAATCATTATCTGCTACTGCATCGTTAGCTGTTAATACATTACCATCTGAAATACCTTTTGTTAATCCTTTTACAAATGCAAGGTTAGTTACTTCACTATCCATTACAGCACCTGCTGCAGTAACGTTAGTTGCATCAGTAACATCTGCACTAGCTTCGATTGCATTTAATTTAGAAAGTAAAGCATCTGTAAATACATTAGAGTCAGAAGCATTTCCTACTAAAGTTTTAATTTCAGCTGCTGTTTGATCTGCTGTTGCTCCTGATTCAATTCCGTCTAATTTAGAACCATCTGTTGCTACATCTCTTCCATCTACATTTCCTGATACTGTAATATTACCTACTACATGTACATCATCTGAGAAGTTAAATCTTGAATTACCATGATCCCAAGTTAATGACTCATCAGCACCTGCAATAGTTATACCAGCTCCATCAGCTGCTGCTGAATCTGCTGAACCAGATGCTACTGTAATATTTAAGTCTTCTACATTTAATGTAGCTACCTGTAATTCTGTTCTTGTACCTTGTACTGTTAAATTACCAGTTACTAATATATCTGCAAATGTTACATCTGAAGTTGTTGTTAGTCCTTGGTTTATAGCTTTTACAGCTGCGAGGTTAGTTACTTCACTATCCATTAATGCACCAGCTGCTGTTACATTTGTTGCATCAGTAACATCTGCATTAGTTTCAACTGAGTCAAGTTTAGTTTCTTGAGCATCAGTCATAAATCTCTTATTAGAAGCATCAGTCATATTAGCTGTTCCAAAATCTGGACTAGCTCCTGCTACTACTGATTGATCTAATGCTTTAACATCTGCTATAGAAGTTAATTCTGAATCCATTAATGCTCCTGCTGCTGTAACGTTAGTCGTATCTGTAACATCAGCTCCTGCTTCTATACCATCTAATTTAGCATGATCTGCAGTAGTAAAGTTTTCATCTGTTTGTGAAGCTACAGAGAAGTCAATCGTTCCATCACCGTCTTGGTAAGTTACTGTAATACCTGATTCAGTATTACCAGTTACCATAGCTCCTACTATATCTTGAATTTCTT